ATTCAAAAGATAGGAGAGACAAGTCAAAATATCAGTCAAATGCTTGCTATTCATAATGAAAAGATTGAACAGTGTAACCGAACAGACAATATTATCGTAAAGATGATTGAGGATATTAAAGTATCATCAAAAGAGCAACACGAAGCAATTAGTAAAGAACTTGGTGAAAGAATAGAAAAGGTTGAAGAAAAGGTAGAAGAAATATCACAGTTTAAATGGAAAGCAGTAGGAGCAATCGCAATTGTTGCTTTTCTAATCGGAGTCATTCCCACCGCAACTTCTTTATTGACTCCTGCTTCTACCCCTGCTACAATAGAAAGAGCGAAGTAAAGCACCTTTATAATGGATTTGATTGACTCCAAGTACATTGGACTCGTTTCGTCACGACTACAAAAGTTTAAGAGAGTCAAGGCAGATCTCTACAACTTCCGCTGCCCTATATGTGGGGACTCTCAAAGAAACAAGAATAAATCAAGAGGATACTTATATCCAGTTAAGAACAATACAAACTTTAAGTGTCATAACTGCGGAGCAAGTTTATCTTTCAATAACTTTCTCAAAGAGTTAGATCCTACTCTTCATAAGCAATATACTCTGGAAAAGTTTAAGGAAGGGCACACTGGTAGAAACTTTGTGGTTGAGGAACCCAAGTTTGAGTTTGCGAAACCAGTCTTTAAAAAGAAACTGGATTTACCCAAAGCATCAGAGATTCCCATTGCCAGAGAGTATCTGGAAAGGAGGAAATTGAATCCAGAAAAGTTTTATTTTGCTGACAAATTTAAGCAGTGGACAAACACTCAAAAGGTTACTTTTGACACTATCGGTAGGGATGAGAGTCGCATTATTATACCAATGTATGATACAGACTCCAACTTAATAGGTTTTCAGGGAAGAGCACTGGGACCTAACCCTGTTAAATACATTACTGTGATGCTCTCTGATGAAGCGCCCAAACTTTATGGACTGGACCAAGTGGATTCTTCGGAACCCATTTACATTGTTGAAGGACCCTTTGACTCCACGTTTATCAAAAATGCTGTTGCTATGTGTGGGTCCGACGTTGATATTGGGTCGTTTAATTGGAGCGATTATATTTACGTTTTTGATAACGAACCACGTAATCGAGAAATCGTCAACCGAATATCAAAAACCATCAACAGAGGAGACAAGGTAATTATTTGGCCAACAAGTATCCAGCAAAAAGATATTAATGATATGGTTTTAGCTGGACTTAATGTTATGGATGTGTTAAAATCAAATACATACACAGGTTTAGAAGCAAAAATTAAGTTTAACAATTGGAAGAAGGTATGAGCAACGGAACGAAAGTCGTTAAGAGAAATGGTAAAACTGAACCCCTTGATCTAAATAAACTCCACGTTATGGTGGAAGAAGCCTGCAAAGACCTAGCAGGTGTATCAGCATCTCAGGTAGAGATGCAGTCAGGCATCCAATTTTATGATGGTATCACTACCGCAGAGATTCAGGAAATTCTGATTCGTTCTGCTTCTGACCTGATCGATTTGGATCACCCCAACTATCAATTCGTCGCCGCTCGTCTGCTTCTGTTTGCTCTCCGCAAGCAGTTGTTTGGGCGTATGCACGAATGCCCTACGGTTAAGCAGCACGTCCTTCGTGCCGTTGGTAGAGGTGTCTATGACTCAGAAATCCTTGACCTGTATACCGATGAAGAGTTTGATAAACTTCAGTCATTCATTGATCATAGTCGTGACTATCTGTTTACTTATGCAGGTCTACGTCAAGTCGTTGATAAGTACCTCGTGCAGGACAGAAGTTCTAACGAACTTTATGAAACACCACAGTTTATGTACCTTTTGATTGCGGCAACTATTTTTTCCAAGTATCCTAAAGAAACACGTTTAGACTACGTTAGGAAGTACTACGATGCAATCTCCAAACACAAAATCAACATTCCCACACCTATCATGGCAGGGGTTAGAACTCCACTTCGACAATATGCTAGCTGTGTTCTTGTTGATGTTGATGACACCCTCGATAGCATCTTTAGTTCTGATATGGCTATCGGCAAATATGTTGCACAAAGGGCGGGAATCGGTATCAACGCAGGTCGCATCAGGGGCATCAACGCTAAAATCAGAGGTGGAGAAGTTCAGCACACAGGTGTTGTCCCTTTCCTCAAAAAGTTTGAAGCAACTGTCCGATGCTGCACTCAAAATGGCATCAGAGGTGGATCAGCAACTGTCCACTTCCCCATCTGGCACCAAGAAATAGAAGATATTCTAGTACTAAAAAATAATAAAGGAACCGAAGATAATCGTGTTCGTAAGTTAGACTATAGTATCCAAATCTCCAAACTCTTCTATGAACGATTCATCCGCAACGAAGAGATTTCTCTCTTCTCTCCCCACTCCGTTCCTGGTCTGTATGATGCTTTTGGCACTGATGGATTTGACGAGTTGTATGTTCGTTATGAACGAGATCAGTCTGTTCCAAGAAAAACTATCGGCGGTCAAGAACTCTTTTTGGACCTCCTGAAAGAACGTGCTGAAACTGGTCGTTTGTATATTATGAACATTGACCATTGTAACTCTCACTCTTCCTTTATGGATAAAGTTGAGATGAGCAATCTGTGTCAAGAAATTACTCTGCCTACCAAACCTATTCAGCATATTGATGATCCTGATGGTGAAATTGCTCTTTGCATCCTTTCTGCTATTAATATTGGCAAAATCAGGGATCTTGAGGATCTTGAAGTTCTTTGTGATCTTGCTGTTAGGAGTCTCGATGAACTTATTGATTTTCAAGGATACCCCGTTAAAGCAGCAGAAATCGCCACCAGAGCACGTCGTTCACTTGGGGTAGGTTTCATTGGTCTTGCTCACTATCTCGCCAAGCACGGTGAGCATTATGATGATCCTGGTGCCTGGAAACTGGTCCACGATTTGACTGAGGCATTCCAGTATTATCTGATTCAGGCAACTGTTGATCTTGCAAAAGAAAAAGGTGCTTGTGAATATTCACACCGAACTAAGTATGGGCAAGGTATTCTTCCCATAGATACTTACAAGAAGGATGTTGATGAAATTGTACCTAATGAATTGAAGTATGATTGGGAAAGTCTTAGGCAGCAGGTAATCCAGTATGGTGTACGGAACTCAACATTGTCCGCACAGATGCCATCGGAGAGCAGTTCCGTTGTGTCAAACGCAACAAATGGAATCGAACCACCTCGCGGATACTTGTCCGTTAAAAAGTCAAAGAAGGGTCCACTTAAGCAAATTGTTCCCCAGTATCAAACACTTAAGAATAATTATACGCTTCTGTGGGATATGCCTAGCAATCGCGGTTATATTCATATTGTTGCTGTTATGCAAAAGTTCTTTGATCAAGCGATTTCTGGAAATTGGTCCTATAATCCAGAAAATTACCCAGATAATGAGGTTCCTACTTCAGTAATGGCACAGGATCTTCTAATGACCTATAAATTGGGTTGGAAGACAAGTTATTATCAAAATACTTATGATAATAAGTCTGATGAAGTGGTCGAAGAAAAGAAACAAAAACTTGAATCAATTTTGGACGACATTATGAATAATGGTGAAGAAGACTGCGAAAGTTGCAAAATCTGATTCAGTTAAATATTAGAGTGTGAGTTAAAGTTAATTTGTTGAGGGAAGTATGGTTTTTAGTTTTAAGAAAAATTCAGAGGAAAAATCAATGGTCGAATCAATGACCGTTTTTAATTCTCAAGAAGTAGACACTAGAAAACAGCCAATGTTTTTTGGTCAACCACTAGGAATACAAAGATATGATTCTTACAAATACCCAATCTTCGACAAACTAACAACTCAACAATTAGGATACTTTTGGAGACCTGAAGAGGTTTCTCTGCAAAAAGATAGGGCAGACTATCAAACGCTTCGTCCAGAGCAGAAGCATATTTTTACCAGTAACCTGAAATATCAGGTGATGCTGGACTCAGTTCAGGGTCGTGGTCCTGGTATGGCATTTGCTCCATACTGTTCACTACCTGAATTAGAAGCGTGTATGAAGGTATGGGAGTTTATGGAAATGATTCATTCCCGTTCATACACTTATATCATCAAGAATGTTTATTCAGACCCATCTGAAGTTTTTGATACGATTCTGAAAGAGGATCGTATTATGGAACGTGCCGTGAGTGTGACTCAGGCATACAACGATTTCATCAACAGTGCTCATCAATATGATAATTCTAGTGAGTGGATTCATGCGTTAGAACAAGTCCCATACGCACGAGAAGCAAGGTATGAACTCAAAAGAAAACTGTTTAGAGCAGTTGCAAACGTTAATATTCTTGAAGGTATTCGCTTTTATGTCAGTTTCGCTTGTAGTTTTGCATTTGGCGAACTCAAACTTATGGAAGGAAGTGCAAAAATCATCTCACTGATTGCCCGTGATGAGAACCAACATTTGGTTATCACTCAGAATATTCTGAACAAATGGAAAGAGGGTGATGACCCTGAGATGGCACGTATCTCCAAAGAAGAAGAGCAATGGTTCTACAAGACCTTTGAGAATGCTGTCAATCAAGAAAAACTTTGGGCAGAGTATCTGTTCAAGGATGGTTCTATGATTGGTTTAAATGATAAACTTCTTCAGCAGTATGTTGAATGGATCGCAAACCGTAGAATGAAAGCAATTGGTCTCAAACCACTTTATGATATTTCTGCGAAGAATAATCCACTTCCTTGGACTGAGCATTGGATTTCCTCTAAGGGTCTTCAAGTGGCACCACAGGAAACAGAGGTCGAGTCTTACATTGTTGGAGGAATCAAACAGGATGTTACCAAAGATACTTTCTCAGGATTCCAACTATGATGAATGGTGCGAGCAAGCAATCCTGAACGCATATCAAGAAGCAGCAGAATGTGATGAATACTTGTTTGGTGATTATGATTACTCAAAAGAATGGTTGGGTAAATGTAGTGATGATGTGAAATGAGGGTCTTCGGGACCCTCTTTTTTTATAAATAAAATTATAAAAGAAATAAAAGAAAAAAATGTCGGAACTTTCAACCAGTGAAGCACGTAAATTGATGGAAGTATATACATCGATGTGTGCTCCTCAACAAGAAAATCTTTCAGAAGAAGTTGAGCAAATTGATGAAAAAATGGATGTATTTTCTGCTATTAAAAGTACCCCATCTCCAGTTTTTACCGGACAAAAACCAGCACAACAACCAAGAAAGGGAATGGAGGGTGCTTTTGATAAAATAGTATCTGATACTAAGACTACACAAGCAGCAGCAACTAAATTTTTCACAAAGGGAATGCAACCCGCTGGTGGTAAACCCGCTACTCCTGCTACCCCCGCTAGAGCAGCAACACCTGCTACTCCTGCTAGATCCGCTACTCCTGCAACTGCTAAACCAGCTCCTTCTTCAGTAGTCTTGGCAAAGAAAGGTGGGGTAGAGGGTAAGTTAGATAAGTCTACTGGTAAATTCACTGCAGGTGCCTTTACAGGTGCTGAGAAGGCACGTTATACTGCTCGTGGTGGTAGTGCTGCTCCTACTAATGTAGCTAAAGTTGCCCCCACTAGACCTGCAGCACCTGCAAAACCTGCAACCGGAATGTTGGGCAAAACTTCATTCGAAAGAAGAACTCCAACCTCTGCCGAATTAAAGGCAGCACAAGCAGCAAGAGCATCTGGTGCTTCTCCAGAAAAAGCACTTCAGGCAGCAAAGGCTGCGGGCACCACTGCTAAAATTCAATCAGCAGGTCAATCTGCTGGTGCTAAAGCATTTTCATCACCAACTCCAGGTGCATCAGCATTTAAAGCACCTGAAGTTAAGCAGACCGCTGCCCTTGCTGCAACCCCTAAACCAACCCCTGTAGCGCCCAGACAGACCGCTAGAGAGAAGATGCTAAACCAGTCCTATGAGTATGATGCTTTTGATTTAGTCCTTGAGTATCTCATCGACAACGGGCACGTAGAGACCGTAGATGAAGCACTCTATGTAATGATGGAAATGGATGCAGAAGTCATTCGTGATATTGCGGAAAGGCAAAACTAAAAACTGGTATGAGTGTTGGGCAAGTTGAAAGACAAGGTAGAATGAATAAAGGTGATTATTCTGGTTGATAAAAGTTTAACATAACACTTGGGGGTTGACAAACCCCCTTTTTTATTGCTAGAATCGCTTTGCTAGGGTTGAAGATAAATAATATCTCATAAAGACCTTTAATATGAGTTATGAAAACCCTTGGAGATTCAATGGGGAAATATTTGAGTCTTCTGATATTCAAGATAATTTTGGTTTTGTTTATCATATTCACTGCAATAAAACTGGTCGTAGTTATATTGGTAGAAAGTATTTCTGGTCTTTCCGCACACCAAGAGGAAAATCTAGAAAAGTTAAGTCAGAGTCCGATTGGAAAGCATATTACGGCTCCTGTCCTGAACTCAAATCCGATATTAACATTTGGGGAAAAGCATCCTGCGACAGAACAATACTTAGCCTCCATAAAACCAAAGGACAGTGCAACTACGAAGAAACAAAACAGCTCTTCCTAAATAATGTGTTGATCGAGTCTCTTGACGATGGGAGTCCAGCGTATTACAATAGTAATATCCTAGGACGCTACATGCGAAAAGATTATGGAAACTTTGGAAAAGACTCTGAAACAATCACATGATTGGGCAATTGATCGTATACATTTCCTATGTGAAGAAAAAAATATTGAAGATGCCCATGCGATTCAATCTGAGTTTAGTGAATGGTTGAATCCAGATATTCCAGAGCATGATATTTTCTCATTAGAATTCATAGGAGAGGAAGATGACATTAGATCTTCATAACTTTTTTAAGTTTTACGACGAAAAAAATTCAAATCACGTAGCAGCAGTTCAATGGTTAGAAGATAACCTACCTGCTCAGTTTTTAGATGATGCAGAAACTGACTGGATTGGTATTTTCAGAACAAAACCACCAACTCCAGAGGTTTTAGCAGTTCCTTATTTCAATCAAGTAGACAACTACAGAGATGCACATAGAACTTGTAACAGTTCATCGTGTGCAATGTGCCTTGCTTTCCTTAAGCCAGGATCGATTAAGGGTGACGACGAATATGTTAAGAAAGTATTTGCGATTGGCGACACGACTGACCATTCGGTACAGACAAAAGTTCTGGCAGGTTATGGAGTTAAGTCACACTTTAGTTACAATCTTTCTTTTGCTGACATTGATAAGAGTCTTGATGCTGGGAAACCTGTTGTTATTGGTATCTTGCATCGTGGTTCTTTATCTTCTCCTACTGGTGGGCACATGGTTGTAGTCATCGGTAAGACTCCAGATGGTAAAGGTTACTATTGCAATGATCCATATGGTTCATGTAATGATAATTACACTGGTCCAGTAACAAATGGTAAGAAGACCATTTATACCAAGGCAATGCTTAAGCACCGCTGGTGTCCAGGAGGCAATGATGGCTGGGGAAGAATCTTCGACTAATTTTAAGAGAAAGATGCTTAAGGTCATTAAGGATCTTACAAATCACGGTAAGCACGTGGAAGCAAATCAATTGTATCAAAAGTATTTCGGAGGACCACATGGCAAGAGTTGATCTACACAATTTCTTTCAGTTCTATGATGAAAGAAATCCAAATCACGTTAAAGCAGTTCAATGGTTAGAAGATAACCTACCAGTCAAGTATCTAGAAGATAATGTTGATTGGGCGGAGATTTTTAGAGGAAAAAAGACTAGTGCTGCATCAGCCCCTGCCGCTGCTGCAGCTCCTGTAACAGGTGGTGATGATGTCCCACAAATGGGCATCAAGTTGATAAAAGAGTTTGAAGGATGCCATCTAAAGGCATATCCTGACCCTTTGACTGGTGGACTTCCAATCACAATTGGTTGGGGCTCTACCCGCAAGAAGGATGGATCAGCATTTAAACTTGGTGATACTCTCACACAGGCAGAAGCAGATGCACTTCTCATTGAACAGTGCAAGAATGAGTTTTTACCTGCTTTAAGAAAAATTCCCTTTTGGAGTGAAATGTCAGATGGAAAAAGAGGAGCTCTGCTCAGCTTTGCTTATAATCTTGGTGCCGGTTTTTACAACGGTGCTAACTTTAATACTATTACTAAACGCCTGAAGAATAAGGAGTGGGATTTAGTTCCTGATGCTCTCTATCTTTATCGTAATCCTGGTTCAAATGTAGAAGCAGGACTTGCTCGCAGAAGAAAAGCAGAAGGTGAAGCTTGGAAAAAAGGATAAATAGTTTCAACCATTGAGTTGAAAACAACTCCACCACCACAGTGAGTTGTGATTTGTAGGTTCTAGAGAATCTCAAACCACCAACTCACTGTATTTTTATGTCCACCAATACGCAAAAGGCGCTGGCTGCAGCGTCTGCGCTTCTTCTTGGAGTGCCAACAGCAGCATTGTCTCACACCAACTCTATCGGATATGTTGGTGCCAGCGGCGGAACAGTTACATTTTGGTATGGTTCTTGGCACTCGGGAACTACCTTCACAGAAGGTTCTATGACTTTACAGGGCGTCAACGGAACCACATTTACACCAACAACCGTCAACTGGACACTTCTTCAAAATACAACACCAGACGGATTAATTCCTGGTACAAACTATTTCCAGTCTGATGGAAATAATCTTATTCCTTATGGGGATCCTGCCAGATTATATGGAATGGATAGTTACACTTGGCAGGGTGTTACATTTACCAGCTTGTCTGCTGGAGATTATCAGTTTACTTATAACCCAATCGCACAACCAACGATGGACTGGGATCCATCATCGCAAGTTATTCGCACAGGTACAGTAACTCTTTCTGCTGGTCTTCTTTCTGGTGACGCTAACCTGAATGGTATTCTTGATATTTACGAAACTGGTGGAACACCTCCACCAGCACCAACAGTAGTATCAACTGCTGCTGGTGCGAATATTGTTACGACTAGCACAACTGCTGGAACCAGAAATGTAACAAATAATCCTCATCGTCATATAATGGGAACTGATGCGAATGGAAATCAAACTGAAACCCATTACACCGATACAGAAGTTATTACGATTCCTACAACCACAGTTACTACCACAACAACTCCAGTAACAGTTACAACTTGGTCCGATAATTCTACTACCACAACAAATGGAACTCCAGTTGTAACTACAGTAACAACTGACGACAATGCTGGAACTTCTGTTATAACTCAAGCAACTGTATCTGATTGGGTAAGAACTAGAACTTTTAGTGTTGTTCCTGTTTCTGCAGTAAATCACACTGCATCTGAAAGTGGTGGAAGACAGAAAATCAATGCACATACAACTACCACAACTACAACTACACCTGTGTACACAAGAGTATTCACCAACGGTGCTGCTACTCAAGTTACATTTGGTGCTGCAACTGTTGAAGTTGCTAACACTTACAGAGATTACTTTGGTAGAGTAGATCAACTAGAAACTCTTGATGGAATCAATGATGGTATCAATGGACTTCTGAATCACGAACCAACTTCAGGTAAGCAAAGATTAAGAGTATTTGAGAACAACAGATTCGTTCAGTCCTATAATGCTGATGGATACACTGCTGATTCCAAGATTTTCGGTGGTGGTTTTGAGTTTGATGTAACCAAAGGTTGGACTCTTGGTGGTCAGTATAATAGAGTCAACGTAAACCTCAATGGTGTTGACTCAAGCACACAACAGAATAAAGACCACTTCGGTGTATTCAGTGAATTGAGAGGTAATACTTTAACCCTGAATACTAATGCTGCGATTGCAAACAGTAATTATAAGTACAATAGAAATGTAGAAGGTGTCTTTAATAATGCTGGTGAAACAACTGGTTATGAGTGGTGGGTTTCTAATCGTTTATACTGGCATCTTCACAAGGCAGTAAAACCATTTGTTGGATATACTGTTCAGAGTGTAAACAGAAATGCTTATACTGAAACTGGGTCTATTCAGTCTGCAAGAAGTGTTGGTGAGTTTAATCAAACCACTCATATTGGTGAAGCGGGTCTCAAACTTGAAACTCGTTTTGGTGGTAAGAAGAAGGATCTGTTTGGTGTCAGTGTAGAAGGTGCTTATGGAACTGATAATTCTTATGGAGTTGCTGCTGAAGTAGACTATAAAGAGATGTTAATTGTTGAAGCATCTCACGGTGTGAATAATGGAGTCACTAATAATTCTGTTGCTGCTAAAGTCAAGTTTAGGTTCTAAAAACCTAAATAAGACAGACTTCATCACACGGACTGATGGATAAGAAAAAGGAGAATGCTTTGGGGCAAGTAATTCGTATTGCCATCCTAGGATGGTCTGCTGCTCTTCTCACCGCAAGTTATGCTGGGGCTCTATCCAAGATGGACCCCACTTTCATTGCGACGGTCTTTACTGCTTCTGCTGCTACCTTTGGTATTAACACGATGAAGAAAGGTGGTGATGAAGAAGATGAAAAAAAAACAGAACCTAAAAGAGAAGACTTTGTAGAAACTCCACCAGAACCACCTGCCCCTGAAGCAGTAGCACAATCTCTTGAAGAAAGAGTTGAAGCTCTTGAAGAGGGTCAAGTTCAACCACGTACCCCAGGAGCATAATGTCTAAGTCTGCCAATAAGGGTAAGAAAGGTTCTGCTGGGGGAAAACAACCCAAGCAGAACCAAGGCAATGCGACTGCTAAAAAGGCGAAGAATGGTGGTAAGAAAAAGTGATATATGAGGTATTATGCCACGCGAATGGAATACTCCAATTCGGGAACCTTGGAATCCTGTAATTAAAAAGTGCCTTGATGCTGTTGATGAGCACATCAAGGCATATGTTAAAACAGGAGATGACTGGCACTTATCACAAGCAGAAATATTAAGAAAGTATGTAAAAGATTTGAAGGTTTGGATTCATAAACAAGAGGGAAGAGAATGAAAAAACTCTTTGCGGCATTTGGTTTATCATTAACTCTGGCATTTCCCACATTTGCTAGTTCATTAGAAAAGAAACAACCGACAGTTCCAGCATATAGCCTTGCTGCTATGGGTTGTATGATACTCAGAGAATGTACAAATGGAGTGGAACAACTTACTCCAGACTCTGCTTTACTTTTAGATAAATCTTTTGATATATTCCGAGAAGAAATCAAAAGCATTCTCAAAGCACTTAACAAAGTTAACGTTCCTGTGTATCTTGCTCCAAGTAGATACTTCACTCCAAGAACAGTAGGACTTTACAAACCGAAGTATAATCGTTTCTTTGTGAATGAAGAACTACTCAAAGATCCTAGAGAGTTCTTAGGAACGATGAGACACGAAGGATGGCACGTGGTTCAGGACTGTATGGGCGGTGGAATAGAAACCTCATTTATGGCGCAGGTTCATCAGGACTCAGAGATTCCATCTTGGATAATGAAAACCACACGACTTTCTTATGAATCTATGGGTCAGAGTCGTGCTGTGCCTTGGGAAGCAGATGCCAACTGGGCAGAAGAACAGTCTGGTCAAACTGTGAAGCATTTGGAAATGTGTGCTAAAGGTCCTTTGTGGGAACAGGTAAGACCAACACCTATGACAATGGAGTGGTTGATTGGTTGTGGGTGGATGAAACCACAGGAAGGGCATAAAGAATATACACCAAACAAAAAATCAGATTATTGTGTAGAAGGTAAGTATTGATGTCTGAGTTTCCGTGGGGAGTATTAATTATACTTAGTTGCGGACTTACTTTTGTCGCATATATCATTTACTACATATTAAGGTTAGCATTTGAGGAAATGAAAGATGAAGAATCTAGCAATCATTCTGTCAGCGACGAGTCTGGCGATTAGTGGAGCACTTTGTTACGGTGCTTATGTGACTTATCAGAAAGCACAGAAGATTCTGGACAATCCAGAAGAGTTTGTTGGTGCTGTTGTAGAGAAACAGGTCAATAAAGCATTTGAGAAACTACCAATCCCTAAACTAAATACTGAGAAGTTTAAATTATTCTAATATGGCGGATAGAGACCCATATATTTACAGAATTCGTGAGATTCATAAGGTAGTCGATGGGGATACGATTGACGCGGATATTGATTTAGGGTTTGATATATCTCTCACTAAACGTATTCGCCTTGCTGGGGTTGATACTCCCGAAAGTAGAACAACGGATCTCAAAGAGAAGGCAATGGGTCTTGAATCAAAAGAATGGTTGAAAAAAAAACTTGAAGGTGCTAAAGATATTATTATCAAGACCGAACTTCCAGACAGTACAGAGAAGTATGGAAGAATCATCGGGCATTTGTTTATTAATGGACAAGAGACCTCATTGAATAATCAAATGATTGACGAAGGTTATGCTCTTGCTTATGATGGGGGAACAAAAGATAAAAACTTTAGTGTATTGTTAGAGAAGCGTAAGAAGTAATCACTTCTCGTGAAACTTTTTGTATTGTTCTTTTTTCTCTTTCTTCTGTTCTTTCTTCAGCAACTTATTAACTTTCTTAAGAGAAGCAGTTTTTTCAAAGGCAAAGAACACTTG